ATGGGTGTCTGTATGGCACGCCATCCCAATAACTGAATACGCCAGCAACGACCGGCACCAGGGGAAACGACCTCCGGGGCAGAACGCCCTTGACACGGGGGCGGTTATGGGTGTCCCCGGAACTCCGGAACTCTGGGTGTCCCCGGAACTGGAGGCCATCACGAGAGGGCCTGACGCAGACTGGCGGCCTGGGCGAAGCGCTCGGCGGTTGGACGGGGTTGGAGAGAGTCGCCGACCGGGGTCGTTTGGCTCCGACCGCTTCTGACGCGGCGGAACGCCTCGGCCGGATCGGCACAGCAGGCCGTCTTGACAACAGGCCCGGGTGCCGCTACGTTGCTGGACGGAGGCCGATGGCCTTCGGGCCCTTAGCTCAGCGGTCAGAGCAGGGGACTCATAATCCCCTGAATGAGGGCTTCATAGAAGCCGCGATGCGGGGTTGCGGGCCGAAAACGGCGATTTCGGCCGGCGCGCGGGACAAAAATCTGTGAGATGGGCGTGAGAAAAGTTATGCCGATGTGTTTGCTCTCTGCCGGCCCCTGCCCGAAACGGGCCGAGACGCGCCCGGTTACAGGCGCCTCGCTTGCGAGGCTGCCGCTTGGCACGCAAACGGGGGTCGAGTCGACCCAGGACACCCCCGGAGAGGAGATCGTGCGTCAGAGGGCGAATACGGGCGTCAGGGCTTCCCTAAGCTCGTCTCGGCCAACTCCACGAAGAACTTGTGCCTTCGGACCCTCTTCGCACCGACCTCGGCGAGCAGGTCGTCGTCGAAGGTCTCCATCGTCTCCTTCGAGGCCCGCTTGGTCACCATGACGGCCAAGTCGAGGCCCTTCGCCTCCAGGGCCGCGACGACCTCCTCGGCCTTCCTGATGAATCGGATCTGCTGGCTCTGCCGCCATCCCACTCGGCCGTGGGCGAGCGCGAGGCTCCGCTTGTGGCCGAAGTCCCGACGGCGGCCTTTGGCGAACGCCTCGATCTCCTTCACCAGGACCTTCCGCTCCTCGGAGAGGGACGAAGCGGCCTCGATGACCTCGGCCCGGATCGCCCGGATTCGCTCGTCGGCGTCCGACTGGATTTTGTCGCGACGGGCGTCGATCTCTGCCAGGCGAGCGAGGAGGCGGTCCACATCGTCCCAGGAATCGATGGCGGCCCTTGGGGGTGCGGCTTTGGGGCGGCGCTTCGCGCGGGGCGCGCGACGTCGTCGTCTGGTCCTCGTTTTGTTTTTTGACTTCGACATTGACCTTTCCTAATTCTTTCCAAACCTTGTCTCAAGGCCCCTTTAGAAATAATCGAACCCGCCGGCCACGTCGTAGCGGACCAGCACGACGCCATATCCCCCGTCGTATCCATAGTCATAGCCCTCTAGATCCGGTTCTCCTCCCCAGTTGGGGGGCTTGCTTGCATCGCCGTAGGACTGACTGCTGATGCGCCCCCCGGAGTCCGCGGCAGGCAGGGTTTCCGCGTACCAGTGGCAAAGGTAATCAGGCCAGGAACAGGGGTCGCCCTGGCTGTTCCAGACGTCTTTTTTATGCATGAGGGCGTAAAAGTCCACCCCGATGGCCCGCTCACATCCGTAGGCGGGTTCCCAGAACTCCAGGTAGGCATACTTGCGGGAGGTCCAGGCATCGTAGCCTGAGCCCTGTAAAGCGCCACAGTAATGTTTCCACCCTCCGGTCCAGGCGCCGGGCGAACCGTTCACGCTGCCCTCCGCGCCGTAATCCGCCTTAGCCGCGGCAATTGCGGCCTCCCAAGTTTCCTGACAGCTGCTATCCCCGTGGTAGTGGTTGGTTTCGCCGTCAGCGGTCCATTCAGCCCCGTCGCCGGGGGTCTTTCTGGCCCTCCAAACGAGCACGTTCAAGATGGCCTGGAGGTCGGCTAGCAACCACGCGCCGAGTATATCTCCCGTCTCTGCCTTGCCGTATTTGACTGTGCCGCCTTCGGACGGATGGACGGTATAGCGCCGCCAGTCCGTGTGCGTCAACCCGGCGGCTTCAAACAGCTGCGTCCGCGACCCATACCAGTCGCCGTAGGGCCCGTCCGACTCGTAAGCGGGCGTCCAGTGCGTGGCCGGGTCGCGCCGAATGCCGTTCTCGTGCGAGACGACCCAGCCGCCCTCGACCGCCGTGGTCTCAATCCACTCCTGAATCTTGCGGACCCAGATGGAGTCGAAAATAAACTTGCCTCTTCCAGCCGAAGGGTCCCCGACGCTTTTTGTCCAGTCCATCGCGCCGTCGCCGGCCGCCACGTACCGCTCGCTGAACGCCTGCAGGAAGTCGTTGACGTCCTCCTCGGTGATCCAAATGAAATCGCTAACGGAGGACCAGTCGCGATGCCACCCGACCATAGATTAGCTCCCCTGCACGACGCGCGGCCAATCCCGATCCCATCGTCCATCGGCATTGACAAAGAGGCCCTTGTAGGCATCGTCGGCATCCACGGTCGGCAGCGGCGGCTCAAACCGCCATTCGAGCGATGAATCGTCCGACAAGATCACTGGGCGGAGCCGGACAATCGTGCCGGTTTGCACTTCCACGACGTCGCGCGTCAGGTAGGCTTTCCCGTCCTCGGTCGAGTTGCGGCCGCCGTCGAGGTCGCCCCAGCCGCCGCCGGCCGTCGTCGGCTCCTTTTCCTTCCAGGTCCAGCCGCCGGCCTGGTCGCCGCCGGTGATCTCGGCCCACAGGCCGTCGGCCACGACGCCCAGGCGGACGAGCGCCCACAGGAGGTCGCTTGTGTCTGCGCTTGCGCCGCTCTCGCGCCAGAGCACTTGGGCCGGAGATCGCGCCGACGGCTCGAGGTATCCGGTAGCGCCGTCGGCGATGTCGGCGAACGCCACCGTCTCGTCCACCGGCACGTACAGGCGGACGGGGCAGATGCCGGAGGCCCTGGCCCGGCCGATCTTGCCGGCGGGAATGGGTTCGAGGAGGACGGCGAACTCGCCGAGGTCGTCGGGCACAGAGGGCGTCCCGCCCTCGAAGGCGGGCCGCTGGCGGAACTCCGACTCGTTGTCGGCCGGCGTGATGATCGGCAGGCCCAGGGCGAGCACGTCGAACTGGGCGCGATCTGTGCCGCTGCCGTTTCGGACGAGGACGACGCCGCCGTCGGCGGGGCCGGGCATCGGGTGGGCCTTCGGCGGCCGCCGACCGTCCTGATAAGCGCGGGCGGCGTCGGCGAAGGCGTTCCAGTCGCCGGCCTTCGGCCGGAATGGCTGACCGGTCTGGACGCGTTCGAGGTCCGCCATGTGTCAGATCCCAAGGGCCGAGAAGCTGGTCTCGCGATAGACCTGATCGACGTAGGCGGCGACGGCCTTGGCGTAGAGCCGCTTGGCCGCGCCATCCTCGGCCTGCTCGTACCGGCACCAGAGGTAGTCCCAGCCCTTCTTCTCGTCCACGGTGATGCCGGAGCCGGGTATCTCGAAGTTCGTCCGGTTCGCCTGGACGGCGAAGTTATAGACGATCTGGAGACCGCCGTCGCTGCGGGCGGCGCCGGCCTCGTGACTCTTGAACAGGCATTCGCCGGCGGCGCAGGTGATGGTCCGGCCGGTCCGGCTGTCGGTGACGCTGAACGCGGCGTTATTGACGGTGCCGGCCAGGGCCCGGAGCGTATCCTCGGACGGCGCGCTGGCGGGGTTGGTGAAGATCTTGGTGACGGTGAACTCGTAGCGGGGCGCTTCGACGTCGACGCCCTCGACGTTGCCCTCGCCGTCGTCGCCGATGCCGTGGTTCTCCGGAGCAGCCTCCACGCCGGGTGTATAGGCGCCCCGGTGACTGATGGCGACGACCATGTGCTCGGCGCCGCCGCCGGACCGGCTGCGGATGAGGGTCTCGCCGATTTCCGGTTCGATGCGCTCCGTCTCGGCCGGGCCGTACTGTACGACGCCCTCCCACAGGCAGCGGGCGGGGTTCTGTGTGTCGACGTACACCGGGTCGACGTCCCAGCCCTTGCGGGGATGGCCGCCGTAGGTGTCGGGTGAGTTGTCGCGCAGCGCGTTCCGGGCCGCCACGCCGTCGGCCGTGCCGCGGACCTGATAGCGCTTCTCGTCCCTTCTTTGCTCGCCGTCGGAGCCGGAGCCGCTGTCCGGACGTTCGGTCACGGTGATGGTCATGAGGGGCCGCCCTTATACGAATGCCAACTCTCCGCGCCGCCTGTCGCGCTCGTCCATCCGCTTGACATGCTTCGCCGCTTCCTCGTTGGCCTTGAGGTTCCGTTCGGCGGTCCGGTCGCGGACGGCGAGCCCTGTGGCCCGGGCGCTGAAGGTTCCGCGCGTGGTGAAGCGGTCGGCGATGTCCCTGGCGGCCCTGAGGGCCTTCAGTTTGAGGCCATAGAGTTTCTCGATGTAACCCCGCTGTTTTTCCGTCTCGGCCTCGGCGAGGGCCTGTTTCTTCTCGAGCTGGAGGAGGGCTTTCCGCTGCGCGACGCCCTCCTTGGTGTTCATGATCTCCTGGCGGGCGATCTGATTGCGCAGGCTCGCCTCGCGGTCCATCTGGGCCTCGATCTCGCGGGCCGCCTCCGCCCGCGCCTCCTTCTCCTTTTCCGCCACCTCTTCGGCGTGGAGCTTGCGTTCGGCGGCGAGTTTCTCGTCGCGGATGTTCTGGAGACGGGCCAGGGCCGCTTCCGAGGCGCCTTGTTCCTGGAGTTGGCGGTAGCGTTCGTCGTATTCCTGGCGAATCATGGCCATGCGGCGCTGGTGCTCGTCCTCGAAGGCCTGAATCTTCAGGCGGACCAGCTCGTCGAGCAGTTGCTGCTCGGTGTCGGCCCGCGCCTTCGCCGTCGCCTCGGCGGCCTTGCGGGCGGCCTCCTGGGCGGCCTCCGTCTCCGTCGCCTCCGCCCCGCCGGTCATAATCTCCTCGCCACCGCCGCGCCGCAGGATTTGAATCTGCCCTTCGATTTTCGCGGCCTCGGCCCGTAGCGCTTCGCGTTGCTCAAATAGGGCCTTGACCTCTTCGGGCATCTCGCCGGTCGCGATGGTTCCCGCCACCTGCAGCGGGTGGGCGAAGACGTCAGCGTGGGACTCGATTTCCTTCTCGATCTCACGGATGTTCTCAAAGATTTCTCTCTGCCGCTCCGCCAGCTGGAGGCGGGTCTGTTCCCGCATCTGGTCGGTGACCTTTTGCATGACTCCGGCCATGCCGGAAATGGCCCCGGTGGCCTTTTCCACGCTGACCGTGACGCCGTCGTAGGAGCTGCTGATTTCGTCGACCAGACGTTGGGCCTCTTTGATCTCGGCGTTGGTCTTGGCGTGTTTGCCCTGGAGTTCCTTCAGGCGGCGGAGTTTGGCGAGGTCGGCCGCATTCTGCTGATGGGTCGTCTCCAGGGCCTTCTTTTGCTCATCATGGAGTTGGGCCGTGTAACTCCGCAGCCGGCTGATCGCCAGGCCCAGGGCGACGACCGCCCCGATGCCGAGGGCGACCCATCCCAGGGGGTTCGAGGCGGCCAGGGCGGTAAATGCCGCCGACACGCCTTTGACGATGCCGATGATGGCCGTCAGGCTGGCGGCCAGCTTGCCAAGCACCACCAGGCCGCCGCCGATGACGCCGAGCCACAGGCCCGCCTTCAGAGCCAGCTTGCCGTAAGAGGCGATGAGGTCCTTGTTCTCCTTCACCCACTTGACCACGCCGTCGAGCCAATCCTTGACGTCCTTGATGAGGCCCTTCATCGTGCCGCCGAGGGCCTCGCCGATACGGCCGGCCGCCACGACCGCCGCTTGCTTCATCTGGTTGAAGGCGTGGGTCAGAGTCTTCGTCATTTTCCGGTAGGCCTCTTCGGTGGCCCCGGCCCGGGCGCCCATCGCCTCGATGTCCTCGGCGAAGCCTTTCAGGTTGTTGAGCGCGGGGATGATGCCGCGAAGGGCGCGGATGTTCGGGAAGATTTCGGCCACCTGGCCGGGGTCGAGGCGCGCGAGGCGTTCGAAGACCCCCGCCAGGCCCTCGGCCCGGAGCGTGGCGGTGTCGAGCGAGAACCCCAACTCCTCCGCCGCCTTCGCCGAGGCGGGCGTCGTCTTCAGGAACGTGGCGACGATGCGGTTGACGGCCGTGATGGCGTTCTCGGTTCGCACGCCCGCCCGCGTCAGCACCGCCACGCTCGCCCCGAGTTCTTCCAGGCTGAGGCCGGCGCTTGCGGCTGTGGAGGCGACCAGGCCGATCTGGGGGGCGAGCTCGGCGAAGGTCGTCTTGCCTCGCCGGACCACGCTGAAGAGCAGGTCCGAGACGTCGCCCGCCGCCTCGGCCGAGAGACTGTAGGCGTTCAGGACGGTGGTGATGGCGTCGGCGGCGGTCTTGGTGTCGGTCATGCCCGCCTTGGCGGCCTTGACGGCCGTCTCCAGCACCTCGAGGGCCTTCGCCGGGGCGACCGACGCCGAGAGGATGTCGTAGAGGCCGCCGGCGAGGGCCTCGGTCGATTCGCCGAATTCCACCGCCATCCGCCGGACGCCTTCGGTGAACCGGCCCATGTGCGCGCCGGTATCGGAGACCATCGTGGAGACGTTGGCCATTCTCTGCTGGAAGTCGGCGAACGCCTTGGTCGCCAGGGCCATCGGCGCGAGGATGCCGGCGGCCGCCGTCGTCATCTGCATCCCCAGGGCCTGCACGTCCTGGGCGAAGTATTTCAGGCGCGCCCGAGCGCGGGCCAGGCCCCGCTGCATCCGGTCCTTCGTCGTCAACTCGACCGAGGCCCGGCCGGCCTTGATGTCGCGGGCGTAGGAGGGCACGGTCTATCCCTTCAAGCTAACGGAAAGACTGCCTCTGGCCACTCGACTCGCTCTTCGGGCAGCCGCACATTGAGCAAGATAGGGGCTACAAAGTCGTTGCGATTTGCGCATGCCCCTCTTGCACGTTCCCGGTCGGAAAACACACCTACAATCTCCCAGGAAAACTGGTGCTCTTCCGGGTGTATTCTCCCGACCACCCAGACTTGACGACCTCCAGCCATTTCTCATTCCTTCACGCTGTCATGCCAGAAGGAGGCCAACTTGGGTTCGGCGCGCTCCAGGGCCGGTCCCATGTAGGGGCGGGCCTGGTAGACGGCGCCCGTCCGCGGGTGACGGCCGCCAAACTCCAGGAGGCCGGGGATGTCGCGGCTCGCCTTGAAGACGCGCGGGCCGACCACCACCGACCCGGCCGCCCGGTCGTAGCCATAGAAAATCTGGTCGCGCAGGAGGCCGACGTGGGAGTGC